TATGTTTAGTTAAACTCATACGCCACACATCAACTAAGAAACAAATTCACCACAACGTGAATGGCTAAATAAACTTCTTGGTCATAGTCCAATCCAAACCACGCAAGCGACGTCGACGACACAGAACTGGTATCAAGTGGGTAGAGATATAATTGAACGAAGTGTCCAACCTCCGCAGGCTACGCAAGCGCCCGCTCGCTATGTAACTGGTCTCAAAATTTAGGCCAAAAAAAAGGAGGCCCGAAGGCCTCCCTAGTTTATTACTTAGCTAACCATTTACGGTTAAACTCTGATATAGCTAAGACAAGTTTTTTCTCATCCGCCGTATCATCTACACGCGCCTTTGCATTGGCACACTTCTTTTTAAGGCCGTCCATAGTTTCCTTAACGGTTTCCGCAAAACTTCGGGTTGCACCACGTTCGCGCGGTTTGCCTTCATTCTTAATTTCCCGCACCGCTTTTTTAAGAGCGTTAAGCGTATTTGAGCAATACTTACTTATAGCGTCACGCGGTTCCTTAAGGATTGAATGTAATTGCGGATTGCTTTGACGTAATGCACCGAACGCTTGTGGCGTATAGCTCATAATGTTATCTACTGAGCGGATATATTTTGCGCCTTCAAACTTCTTAAAAGCAACCTCATCAACTGGAATATAATTACCCGACTCAATAACAAAATGCTGTTTGAGTTTCGGTTGATTTTCCGCAACCCTTAATTGATAACCTAGATACAATTCCGCTTTAACCTCGTCTGATACTTCCTCGTCGAAGTTTGGCAAAGTTTCATGCACCTGTCTTGCTAGGCTTTTAATACTGTCAGAAAACGACGCTTGTTGATAACCGACTTGCTTCATGTTTAAAGTTTTCATACATACTCCATAAGTTAAACAGCAAAATTGCTGTGATTGTTTTATCTCATAGCTGAGAGGATATGTAAAGTTTCAGGGCCTAGTGAATAGCTAAATAGCAACCGCGCGACCGCGCCCGATTCGTCGGCGACGACACATAACTGGTATCAATTCGCTAGGCGAAAAAGAAAGGGGAGCTAGGCTCCCCCTCTTGGTTATAATACTTCTACTATCTTACCTTCTAACATTCTCCTTCTTATCTCATTGATGATTTCATAAGCTATATCAAACGACGGCTCTGTTACATCTGAGTTGTTCCATAAGTCATCCTCCATTAAACCTAGGAAGTCAACGAGCTTGTTACGTCTTGCTTGTCCAAGTGTTGCAGGGAATAAATCTAGTTGTGTTGTATACATACTATTCTCCCTTCGCTGCTTCACAAACAAACCAGGTTAAAGATACAAACGCTAAAGCAAAACATATGATAGTCATGTGAGGATTAACATCTATATGTCTCCAACCATATGTTGCAAAGAACGCTGTGGATGCTACTGATATATACTTGTTCATACTATTCTCCTAGTTAATACCAAACAGAAGTTGCTTGGTTGAATACTTTATCTCACAGGCAGAAACATATGTAAAGTTATACCCCACCTATACCCCACCCCCCAAATATTTGTAGATGGGACCCATTCCCCCTTCCCCCTTGAATATGCACAAACAACTACTCAATTTACAAAACCCACAAGTCCCAAAATGGGACCTACCCCCATGCAAAAAATAAAGGGTAAACAAAAAAATTTATATAAAAAATGTTGAAAATCAAGGACTTAAGGTAAATGGGGTGTAAAGTATACTTTACATGGTTTCATTCAAAAGGAGAAAAAGGGTAAAACGAATGAAAACTAGATTGCTTTAGGATCGAAGTTGTATAACTCGGAATAGACGTTTTTAATACGAAGAAATTTAGGACCGTGTTGATCAAAGTCATCATCGCCCCGAACATAAAGAGCTAAGTGGACCATTTCGTGCAGGAGAGTTTGAAAGATAGTAATGAAGTGGCCACAAGAACCAGAACTTATTTCAATTGCCATATCAACTTCATCAAAGCAACCATATATATTAGGATTTTTAATAACACGGAACTTAACTTTGTCTGATTTAGGCATAGGAAGGGAGTTGAAAGGTGCCATTTGGCATGCCATGTTGTATAGAATCTCTAAGTTCTTCTTAGTTAACGTGGTTTTCATATGGTTATTATACTAAAAAAGGTTGCGACTTAATGACAAAGTAGGTTAAAATTAAAAAATAGCTGCAAAATTAATATCATAGGTGACACAGCAACCCATGCAAACCCAAAATACTGAAGAAATTCAAATAGATAGCCCGTATGACATCGTAATGATGCCTCATATAGAGCAAAATGTCCCTATTCCTAAGAACGCACGCGAAGCACTACCTGATTTAACGAATGAAGAAGAGGTAGAAATGCTAGCTAACACCGTAAAACTTATCTCAGACTTAACTGGAGAAGAGATCCAGGCTACGCAAGAGGATATAGATGAGGCAAAGTCTGTGATTAAGACAATAATTCAAGAACCTAATAAAAAAATACATCTAAAAAAATATAAAAATGCCACATTAGCAAGCTTAGCAGGTATGGTAGCTGAGTTAGATGCACAAGTGGTAGACGAGTTGAAAGATTTAAAGACGTTTGTAGTCAATGGCCTGATCCGTGAAGCAGCAACAGCAGATAAACCTAAGGAAAGAATCACAGCTCTTCGAGCTATTGGAGATATTGATGGGGTAGATGCGTTTAAAAAACATACTGAAGTGGTCCATAAAAATATGTCGATGGATGATATAGAGACAAGACTACAAACACTTGTAGCTAAACTACAAAAACGATTGGATGTTAAAGACTCTGAAGTCATTGATGCAGAAGTTGTAAAAGATGAGTGATGAAAAGAAGGAACAAGAGAAACGGGTACTATCTCTTATTAGGTTTTTAGGAGCACACAAGCAACACTTAGCTGTAGATGAGGCAAAAGAGGTTGATGCACTATTAGAACTGACCGATGATAAGATAGTACAAGATGTAGGAAGTACTAGTTTTTTAGAATTCATACAACATGTGTACCCAGGTTATATGGTAGGAGCGCATCATGCGAGGTTGGCTAAGATATTTGAAGATATTGCTGCGGGAAAGAAGAAACGAGTTATTGTTAATATTGCACCGAGACATGGTAAGTCAGAGCTTATCTCATATCTTGCGCCAGCATGGTTCCTCGGTAAATTTCCTCACAAAAAGGTTATTATGGCGTCTCACACAGCTGACTTGGCGGTTGGTTTTGGTCGTCGTGTCCGTAACTTGGTGGGTAGTGACGCGTATAAAGGCATATTTCCGGAAGTAGAACTACAAGCTGATAGTAAATCGGCATCACGGTGGGGAACAAACTTTAATGGGGAATATTTTGCAATTGGTGTTGGTGGTGCCCTCGCTGGTCGCGGGGCTGATTTGTTTATCATTGATGATCCACACTCCGAGCAAGACGCCAAGTTGGGTAGAGCGGATGTTTTTTTGCCTGCTTGGGAGTGGTTTCAGTCTGGCCCATTACAACGTCTTATGCCGGGCGGTGCGATTATTGTAGTGATGACTCGGTGGAGTAAACTTGATCTTACTGGGCAGATTGTGAACCAGATGGTTAAGAATGACGAAGTAGATCAGTGGGAAGTGGTTGAGTTTCCAGCTATAGTTGAAGATAAAGAAGGAAATGAGAAGCCTTTATGGCCTGAGTTCTGGAGTTTAGAAGAATTATTAAGTAAAAAAGCAGCGTTAGATGTACGTTATTGGAATTCACAGTACTTACAAAATCCAGTATCAGAAGAAGGCGCATTAATTAAAAGAGAATGGTGGAAAATATGGGAAGAAGAAGATCCACCACAATGTGAATTTACAATTATGAGTTTAGATGCTGCCCAGGAGGCGAATAATAGAGCGGACTACAATGCGCTCACCACTTGGGGCGTCTTTTTTAACGAAGAAACGAATAACTATAATATAATACTGTTAAATTCAATCAAAGAACGACTAGAGTTTCCTGAACTTAAAGAAAAATGCATTCAAGAGTATAAAGAGTGGGAACCTGACTCGTTTTTAGTAGAAAAGAAATCTAACGGTGCAGCCTTATACCAAGAATTTAGACGTATGGGTATTCCTGTAGGTGAATTCACACCAGGTAAAGGACAAGATAAGATTAGTCGGGTCAATGCAGTTTCAGATTTGTTCAGAAGTGGCATAGTATGGGCGCCTGATAGACGATGGGCTAAAGAAGTAATAGAAGAATGTAACGATTTTCCAAGTGGTGCTAATGACGACCTTGTAGATAGTACAACACTTGCATTAATAAGATTCAGACAAGGTGGGTTTATTAGATTACCAAGCGATGAACCTGAAGATATACCAGGGTTTAGAAGTTCTCGAAACAGATTATATGCAATATAAGGATTAATTATGGCAGACAATATAGATAAAAGTTTAGCACAAGCTCCTCAAGGCCTAGAAGAATTAGCGATGGGTCAACCAGACCTTTCTATTGAAATTGAAAATCCAGAAAGTGTAACGCTTGATGATGGTAGTATGGAAATTACAATTGTTCCAGGCAAAGAAAAAGAAGATGAGTTTAATGCTAACTTAGCAGAAGATATGGATGAAGGTCAGTTGACTGAGTTGTCAGGTGATTTAATTGGCGAATATGATGCCGATATTAATTCTAGAAAAGATTGGTTAACTACTTATGTTGATGGCTTAGAATTACTAGGTCTAAAAGTAGAAGACAGAACAGAACCGTGGCCCGGCGCGTGCAATGTGTACCACCCCTTGATGACAGAAGCGCTGGTTAAGTTCCAAGCTGAAACTATGATGGAGACATTTCCCGCTGCAGGCCCAGTTAAAACAGTAATCATCGGTAAGCAAACAAAAGAAAAAGAAGACGCTGCTGAACGTGTAAAAGATGATATGAATTATCAACTCACGGATATGATGCCTG